ACGCAGCAGTACAGCAAAGAGATCAACCCAGCGCTTTCCCAGATCCACGATGTTTACAAAAACGCGATGGACAAGTATTTTTCCGAAGATTATTTCTATTCATGGAAGGACCGGGAAGGGCTTATGTGGGAAGAGCTCGGAAACGAGATCCGGCAAGGAACACAAAACCTTGTAAGTAGCGACACCGGCGATGCGATCGGCAAGTTGCTTGAAGACATGAAACCGGATTACGAAGCGATGCAGCAGGCAGCGGAACAGTACAAGGAAGCAGGGAAAGCAATCCCACAGGCTATCGTTGACGGTATAAATGAATACGACATGCTGACTGCCATTTCCGGCGGTGACGCGAATATATGGAGCCAGGTCGGGTCTATGCTTTCAGAAAACGAGTCTTACATGCAGTTTCTTGAGAATGCAGGAGCGGCTGGAGAGAAGATACCGGAAAGCATAGCTAAAGGGATGAGCAGTAACACGGCAGCCATAAGCACCGCTGCCGGCCAAATCGCTACGCAGACAAACAGTATAGTACAGTCTGCTTTCGGGCAGATGAGTGTGACCGTGCCGCTTGACATCAGTTTCGATGCGAACGTAAATCTTCCGAATATTGATCTCGGAAACCTTGCATCAGTTGGAACACAGATCAGAGCAAACGCACCGGCAAGCGCTGGCGGAGCAGCAAAGGCAGCAGCCACAGCGTCGAAAGTAGCAACGCCTACTAATACGGCTGCGGCACAGGCTATGCAGCGAGGCATAGGGCATGCAGACGGCGTAATTACGAGCCAAAAACACCTTGCGTGGGTAGCGGAAAAAGGACCTGAAGCGATCATACCACTTAATGGATCACAAAGAGCGTTTGATCTCTGGCAGAAAACCGGAGAGCTTATGGGCGCAGCTGTTTCAGGAGCGCTCCCAGACAGCATGAACCTGAGTACACAGATCGGGAATATTGACAGGCTTCCGGAAACGATAGATCTAAATGCACGGATGTTGGGCATGGACCGCACGCTTGAAGGGCTTAACTTCGATACGACGCCGTCCGGAAGCAGCGGAAGCCGCAATACTTATGAGATGGCAGCACCGGTTTACAGCCCGACGATAAATGTATACGGTTCTGCTAACAAGTCCGAAGTTGAGGACGCCGTCCGGTCTTCTTATTCAGAGTGGGCGGCATATATGCAGAAATACCAGAAAGAACAAAAGAGGTTATCTTTCTAAGGAGGAAGTATGGCAGGCACATATACTACGATATCAGGCGATACATGGGACAAGATAGCGAAGGAAGTATATGGCGATGAAAGATATACCTCTTTCCTTATGGAGCATAACGTATCCCTCCTTTCCCACTTCGTTTTCCCGGCGGATATTGAAGTCACTATTGACGATCCGCCGGAAGACGAGGACAACGACGATCTTCCTGAATGGAGGGATGATTGATGGCAGCTAAATACCCGCACCAGCTGTGGCTGAAAGTAACATACGGGACGCAAGCCGCAAGGGACGCAGATGCGAAAGCAAAGAAAGCATCTTCCGGAAGCGTAAAAACGTACAAGGTTAAGAACGGCGATACGCTATGGAAGATATCTAAGAAATTCTATAAAGACGGCAAATACTACACGGAGATCTACGCAGCAAACAAACAGCTTATCGAAGACGTTGCGAAGGCGTGGGGGAAACCGAATTCAGCAAAAGGATACTATCTGTTTGCTAAGACACCTGGCGGTGAAGTAGTAAAGCTTACTATTCCGTCCGCAGCAGCGGCGAAAGCAGTAAAGAAAGCCAGCAAGAAGAAAAAGAGGAACGCGAAGATCGCCAAAAAGATCCAGAATATGGCGGAATCGCTTACTTACACCGACGTAGCAAGCGGCCAGTCAGACAGCTTAAGTATTACCCTTGCAAATATCAATAAAGAGTGGATGGGCAAATATATGCCTAAGAAGGGTACCCTCATGGGAGTTAAGTTTGTCCTTCGGAACTGGAAGCTTAAGCTTAAAAAGACCAAGAAAAAGTTTAATTGCGGAAAGTTCGTACTTGACGATATTTCTTTTTCAGGGCGGCCGATGGAGTGTGTCCTTGGTGGGGTGAGTGTGCCTATCAATAACGATTTTAAGTCCCTTCCGAGAACAAGAACATGGGCGGCATCCACAGTAAAAGACATAGCTGCAGAGATAGCAGGGCGCGCCGGAGTGAAGATCTATTACAACGCCGATAGCATAGCTGTGGATGAGCTGGAGCAAAATAACCAGACAGACAGCGCCTTCTTAAGTTCATTATGCGATAAGTACGGTCTTGCTCTTAAGGTATATAACTACAAGATCATTATTTACGACATAAACAAATACGAGGCAAAGAAATGCGTAAAAACCTTCCGGGAAAAAGACATCATCAACTGGAGTTACAACACTACTATTGAAGGGGCTTATACCGGATGCGTATTGACATACACAAACCCTGACGCAGACGATCCTATCGAAGTCGGTATTGGATCACCCGGGCGCCTTTATTATATGAATGTTCAAGCGAACACCTACGCAGACGCGGAGATGCAGGCGATCGCAAAAGTCAATAACGAGAACAGGAAAGCAGCAACCGCGACACTTACGATCAGGGGAACGCAGAAGAGTTATTCAGCAAGCCAGAACATCCGCATCAAGGGACTGGGAAAGATCAACGGTAAATACTTTATCGATAAGATAGCCCACAGCGTAGGAGATAGCGGATATACGATGCAGCTTACCCTGCATCGGGTACAAAAGAAGATCACAAACTCTAATCAGGAGATAGTCGGGGAAGTTAAGAACGTTATAGCGAACCCGATCAAGTAAGGGGCATAAGGTATGTTTCGGATAGGCAAGGTAACAAACGTAGATGCAGCAAGCGGCAAGGTGAAGGTTCAGTACGACGATGGGAATACTTCAATGCCGCTTTCTATTGTTGTTTCGGACGGCGTTTATTCCATGCCGTCACCCGGAGACAGAGTGCTTGTTGCTGTTATGGATAACGGCAGCAGCAAAGGTTTCATCCTCGGTAGTTTTTACGGAGGCAGCAGGGCACCGGCTGACGAGAGCGAAGTCGGCACCGTGTCCCTATACGAGATACTATATCGACTTAAACGGATTGAGGATTATCTGGGCTTATGAAAGTAGGAAATTTAGGAAAACTTATAACCTTCATCGTTGACGACAGCACGGTCCGCACCTTTCAGAACTTCGAAAGAACAGTAAGCGGCAGGTGGGCGGTTCACAATGTCATTAAGAAAAAGCCTATACCGGAATTCATCGGGCCGGATCTTTCCAAGCAGAGCATGGTTATCATTTTAGATGCTGCGTACGGAGTAAATCCGAGGAAGGTTATCGAGGAAATTGAAAAGACGGTGAATAAAGGTATTCCCCGGAAATTCGTTATCGGCGGAAAGCAGATCGGGAAAAATAAAGTCCGTATCGTTGAGGCGAGCGAAGCATGGGACAAGATCATCATGAACGGCAAGCTTGTTTTTGCGAAAGTAACGCTGCAGATAGAGGAATACAGATAGGAGGCAGACATGGTATTAAAGGGTGTTGCGGTCGAAGCGACAGGCTTCACAGACGAAGAACTTGAAGACATAACCCTGTGCCTGAACACGCTGCTTTCTATCAGGGCAGGGGAACAACCGCTTGACAGAGATCTCGGGATCGACTTCGAAGAGATAGACGGTCAGCCCATGGCAATAGCCATGAACACTCTTTCGGTTGAGATCATCGAAAAAGTAGAAGCGTACGAACCTCGCGTCGAGGTTGAATCCGTAGATTTCGAAACGGATCCAGACAGCGGACAGATCAGGCCGCATATTCACATCGTTAAGAACGACGATTACGAAGACGACCTCGCAGACATCGAAGAGGACGACTGGCTCGCAGACACTTATAACATTGAAGACGATGACGACGAGGACGATGATGAAGACGAGTACGATCTCTGGGGCGAAGGAGACGACAACGACGACGATGAGGACGAGGACGAGGAAGACGAAGAGGATGAATCGGAGGAATAAACATGGGCTTCATGGATAACATACCGGAAATAAGCTTCATCGAGAACACGAAACTCGAAGACGTTATATCCCGCATGATAAACAACTTTCAGGAAAGATACAAGGAGATCACAAGTAAGGAATATGAGCTTGCAAAGGCGAATCCGTATAGGCTCCTTATATATTCCGCAGCTTTAGAAATATACCAAGCCCTGCAGTATATAGATACGGCAGGGAAGATGAATTTTTATAAATACGCATACGGAAACTTTCTTGATAATCTCGTTTCTATTGCCAGCGTATCGAGGCAGCAGGCAACGCCGGCCACAACCATCCTGCAGTTTTCGATCGCATCAGCGATAGCATCTCCTGTGCCTATTCCCGCTGGATGCAGAGTGACGAACGGAAACGAGGTATATTTCGCTACGGATGAATACGTAGAGATACCTGCAGGACAAACGAGTGTGTCCGTGACGGCGACCTGCACTGAAGCAGGAACTATCGGGAATGGATTTTCACCGGGCGAATTCAATGTTGTCGTTAACACGCTTCCCTATATAGTTACCGTTACGAATACGACAGATACAACGGGCGGCGCAAACAAAGAAACGGACGATGCCCTAAAAGAAAGAGCATACGAAGCACCGCACGGGTTCTCTGTAGCCGGACCGGAAGGAGCTTACGTCTTCTTCACTAAGAGCGTTTCGCCAGAGATCGGAGACGTAATAGTAAGCACGCCGGATCCGAGCGAGGTTGACGTTTGCTTTATTATGGCGGACGGTAGCACGCCGAATGCAGCCATGATCCAAAGAGTAGAAGACTATCTGCAGGACAACCAGATACGCCCCGTATCGGATCTTGTGAGCGTTTCAGCGCCGACAGCATCGACATACAACGTCAATATAACTTATTACATACCGGCAAGCAGCAGATCGGCAGTAACGACGATACAGAATCAGGTAGCCGCTGCCGTTTCAGCTTATAACGAGTGGCAGACAGCAAAGATCGGACGCGATATCAATCCCTCGTACCTTATTCAGAAAGTAATGGAAGCTGGGGCAAAGAGAGTAACGGTAACAAGCCCGACTTATACGGTTTTGAACGAAAGCACGATCGCCAAGACAGGAACCGTGACCGTAACTTACGGTGGGGTTGAGGATGATTGATCTTAAGAATAGTGAAATATCCCAGATCGTCCCGGAGTATTTCAGGGAGAAACCAGAAGTACTGGCGTTATCATACGCCATTGGAGCCGAGGTCAAAAAACTTGTTGAATATGCTGATCAGGTAAACATATTCGGAAATATCGATAACCAGCCGGATGACGTGCTCGATGCGCTGGCCGTTCAATTCGATACGCAGTATTACGATGAAAACCTGCCCACAGAGAATAAACGAAGCCTTATAAAAAATACCTTCTCATGGTTTAAGAAGGCAGGAACCGTGGCAGCGGTTGAAGAGCTTATATCATCCATCTGGGGCGGCGCTTCCGAGGTGAGAGAGTGGTTCGATTACGCCGGCGATGCCGGAACCTTCCGTGTATTCATCGACATAAGCCACACTTCGCCGGATAACCCGGCGCACGACTACGATCTCGACATTTTAGAGCAGCGTATTAAGGCGATCAAGAGGGAGAGCGCCCACCTGGACTCCGTATCCTTCATGATCAAAAACGGGATCAAGATCGGTAAAAGCATTCAATGCTGGCTTGTTGATCCGCCAAGATGCGGAACTATACTTTGCGGAACATACCCTACGCCTTCGACTTTAGGCTATACGGAAAGCAATACGCTTGCGATTGTTCCGGAAGTGGATCCGTATGCATACACGCCGGATCTATGCGGAACTATACTTTGCGGAACATACCCTACGCCTTCGACTTTAGGCTATACGGAAAGCAATACGCTTGCGATTGTTCCGGAAGTGGATCCGTATGCATACACGCCGGATCTATGCGGCACGCTGCCAGACATTCAAACAGTAGGCTATTCTGTTCATTCCGAGGAAATATTAAGCGGTGCGGCAGATGGTTATAGTATCAATCCTATTTATTGCGGTATTTTGAACTGCGGAGAAGATTAAGGAGGACAAACGCAATGGCATTTTTCACAGCAAACTTTCTAAATAATAGGCGGAAGGAATTACTCCTGAGCGTAGAAAAATTCCAGTATCAGATCAACAATTCGAGCTGGTATACCGGAGAGATCAACGATAAGCAGATCGAAGGAAACGCCGTAGCAGTCTATGTAAATGCGCCGGCTTTAGGTGTGGCCAACACGATCACGCGGGTGAGGGTTTACGACAACAACGGCGCGCTTGCCGGTGAACAGCAGATATCCCTTACGAGACAGGATATCAATTCGGCATTATTGCGCTTTGAATTTCCGCTTATTGAATCTTAAGGAAAGGAGGCACCATAAATGTACAACCGGACTTTTTGGAAGGATCACGTAGTAGATCAGCACGGACAGGTTATTCAGCAGGGAACACCGATGGATCAGTCGCATTTCAATAACGCGGAGCAAGGCATATCAGATGAAAGCCTTGCAGACTCCATTTTACGCTGGAAGACTTATCAGGACGACTACGACACGATCAGCGAAGTGAGGACAGCAACACTTTCCATGAACTCAGGGCAGCCGTGGCCGTTCAATAACACGCCTACAACCATAGCGCTCCAACAGCTCCGCGAGCACACGGATTACGGAGTTGATATCGAAGTGCTTGAATACAGCGGCGGCTTGCTCGGCAATATCCGTGTGGCAGACAGAGCCCTGAACGGGTTCAAGTTGATCCATGACGGATCAGCTACAACCGTTAAGGTAGTAGTTCGCGTCACAGGCGGTATGGTTCATTAAATTACAACAAGGAGGAATAAGCAATGAACGTAGTAGAAAAAAACGTCGGTACTAAGATTGACTACGAAGTAACCGACACAAAGATCAGCTTCGCAGACGGAGAACTTACCATGAACCTTGCGAAGTACCAGAAAGATGATCCCGTTATGAAGGACATTATGGTCGACGCAGACGGGTGCCTGAGCATTGGCAGCGGACGCTACTATGCTGCGCAGGTTGAAATTCCTGCAAGAGAGTACGAAGAGACGATCGAAACTGTGACCGTTGAAATTGACGGCGAAGAGCAGGAGCAGGAGCAGGTAACGAGAACACCCGTTGATCTTGATATGGATAAAGTAACGCTTTACCTGTTTAGCATCGACGGTATTTATATCAACTAAAAGGAGGAATACAAAATGGGAGCTTTTGAAGCATCAGAACTTATGCTTATGTGCGCGTGTCCCGCAAACAAGGTAGTTTACGACGATAAGGAAATGCCGAGTATTATGGTATATATTCCTAAATTCAGGCTTTGCGACGTTCTTTCAACAGCGGACACTTCCGTGCATCCCGCATTCAAGGTAAACGGAACAGAGATCGATGGTTTTTACGTAGGAAAGTACCAGACGAAACATCAGAACAGCAGGGCGTACAGCCTTCCGTTCGTAGACCCTTCGGCAAGTGCAGGGCTTGATACTTTCGTTTCTTACGCAAGGAACAAAGGCGCTGGGCATCACGAGATTACATGCGCTGAGTGGGCAGCTATCGCTCTTTGGTGCCACAAAAACGGCACAGAACCCAAAGGAAACAATAACTACGGCAAAGACTCTTCGGAGACACTTTACAAGGCAGTTCCGTCAATGCCCAGAGACAGCTCTAACAGAATTCAGAGAGTTGCTACGGGAACAGGACCGGTAACGTGGAGTCACGATGGCACGCAGGCCGGCATCTGGGATATGAACGGCAACGTATTCGAGTGGTGTTCCGGTCTTAGACTTGTTAACGGCGAGGTTCAGATCCTCGAAAACAACAACGCTGCAGCAGACAACGCAGATCTTTCTGCATCCAGCTCAGCATGGAAGGCTATTAAAGCATCCGACGGCACTCTGATTACGCCGGACGGCAACGGAACGACTACCGGATCCGTAAAACTTGACTGGACCGGTTCAACATGGACCTACGATACTACGATCTCGCATGCCACAGGATCACACGGTGTAGCATTTAAGGACGTTACGGCGCAGTCCAGCATCGGAACAGCAGCACAGCTCCTTCTTCAGGCGCTTGCTATGCTTCCGGATCCCAACCTGACGGGAACCGGCATCGACACCACTTACGGCGGTGACTATTTCTACGCAGATAATAGTCAGGCAGAGCGGTGCCTGCTTCGCGGTGGCAGCTGGAACAACGGGTCTAACTACGGGGTTTTCTGTTCGAACCTTCACGATGGCCGTTCGTATTCCATCACGGACTTCGGCGGGCGTTCCGCTTTTATTGGCACACCGTAACACGGCAGCCTGTTTTACTGAATGCCGAGCGATAGCGAGGCATACAAACCAAACAACAACCCTGCGCAGCGGATTATCCAAAGCGCAGGGAGTATCTGAAGGAAGCAATAATGGAAAGCGAAAATACGAAAGAAGGATCATACGAACCGTTCCGGCTTAAAGAGAAGATCCGGGAGATGATCAATTACGGAAGACCACTTACGAAGTCATTCCCGAGAAAAGACCGAGATCTTGCAGACGAGATCAGAGCGTCGATGATCCGCATGTATCATCTTTCCGTTGAGATTGAAAAGAAATACTACCGCAAGACGACAGCGCAAGAGCTGGACGTTGAGCTTGACTGGCTTAGAAACGTAGTCAGGATGGCAGCAGACAAGGAAGCCAGCGGCGCGAAGTACCCTCCGCCTTTATCGAAGCATCAATACGAGACATGGGCGAGGCTTAATACGGAAATAGGCAAGCTGCTCGGGAAATATATACAGCACCTGAGACAGTAAGTTTTATTTCACGGGGACGGGTTATCACGGTGCCTGAATCGCGGTGGCAACTGGAACAACGGGACTAACAACGGGGTTTTCTATTCGAACCTTAACAATGACCGTTCGAATTCCAACACGAACATCGGCGGGCGTTCCGCTTTTCATCTATCAGACCGGTGGGGCTATACCGGGAGTGGGTTATATCTTAAGGGATATAGCACGGCGTATAGATTAAAAGGAATCCGTTTCCGATCTGCCGAGGACAGTAGGCAGATAAAATTCAGACCGCCCCGGAGGCGGCAACGTCACACGGGGCATTGTTTAGATATTATGGACGAAATTTCTAAGGGGATAACAGTCATTGACGACGCATGGGAGACGATATGCAGTTTTGACTGGCTTCTTACAGCGCACAGCAACGCGAGGAAAGGCAAACGATACAGATCGGAAATACTTACCTTTTCAGAAAAACTTGAAGACTGGCTCTTTACGATCATGGAAGGCATGAAAGATGGATCCTACGAGCTGGGACCGTATAAGAAAATATGGGTATACGTCCCGAAAAAGAGACTCGTTATGGCCCTGCCGTACCCAGACAGGATCGTGCAGTGGAGCTTATATCAATATTTGAATCCATTTTACGATAAAAAATTCATAGAAGACAGTTACGCCTGCAGGAAAAAGAAGGGCAGCCACATGGCGGCAAGGCGCCTTCAATACTGGCTTAGGCAGGTTCAGAGAAAGCCCGGGCACGGGTATTATTACTTAAAACTTGATATAAGCAAATATTTCTACCGGGTCGATCACAATATTTTACTTGACATTCTTTCGGAGCGCATCAAAGATGAGGCACTTTTAGGCTTCATTCGAAGTGTGGTTGATTGCACGGCGGAACCATTCGGATTGCCGCCCGGAAAACGACCACAGGACGTGCCGCCCGAAGAGTGGCTATATGACGTCGGTATGCCGATAGGTAATCTTACTTCGCAGTTATTTGCGAATATTTACCTAAACGAGCTTGATCAGTACTGCAAGCATAAACTTCGGATCCATTATTACATTAGATATATGGACGATATCGTGATTTTGGCACCAGATAAACAGACGCTTCACGCATGGAAAATAGATATAGAAGCATTCCTGCGAAACCGGTTATCACTCGAGTTGAACGACAAAACAGCCATACGCCCAGTACGGATGGGCGTTGAGTTCGTAGGCATACGGATCTGGAACACGCACGCCAAACTCAGGAAAAGCACGGTCCGCAGGATAAAGAAGGAAGTTAAGAAGATCAGCAGAGACTACGCGAACAAGAAGCTTACAAAAGAAGGCTTTGAAAGAAGAGTGGCCAGCATAAATGGCATGCTCGCCCATACAGATACGGGAAGGCTGCGTATGAGATTGAACGATATATATCAGACAGAACTACAAAAAGCGAAACGAAGGAAGGTAACGGCGGGAAATGAGCAGCCATTTGCAAATCATAGCGGACTTAGAGAATGTGACAGAAGTACAAGCCAGAACGATCAGGATCCTGGCAACGCGGCTCGCTGAATTAGGCGATACTGAGACAGGGAAAGACGAGATCGCAGAGGCAGACAGGATATACAAAGATATTATTGGAGACGACGAGTGGTTAAAAGACATAGATAATATTCAGGAAGAAGCCCGAAAATCATGGAATCAGATGAGCAGTAAATTCGGAGATCTTCCTTTTCCGGAGTAAATCGGTCAATTCCGCCACGGCGACGGCGGTTATTGATAACTTTCACACGGAGGCAGGAGCGGCTATCTGTATCACAGGTGGCCGTTTTTGCCAAATAATAGGAGGTATAAAGCAAAATGGTTTCATCCATTATGAGCAAGTTAAGACCGGAGGACATAGTATGGATCACCGGTGTGGCAGCGGCGGCACTTGCATCCGCAGTTGAAAAACTATCGACAAAACATAAACCGTGGACATGGCTCTTAAAGCAGATCGGCCGCGGGATCAATGCCGACGTATTAAAAAAGCTTGACGAACACGAAGAAAAAATAAACACACTTATTCTTAAGGATAAGGTTCAGGACGAGGAAGCCGAGAAAAAGGATGCGCTGGCAGCCAGACGCAGGATCCTGCGCTTCGCAGACGAGATCCGGAGGAAAGAGCGACATTCCGAAGAATACTTCAATAATATACTTGACGACATAAAGGACTATCAAAACTATTGCGATACGCATCCCGGTTTTAAGAACGATAAGGCAATTATGAGCATTGAGATCATAGACGAGTGCTGGATTAAATGCGTTAAAGATAACGATTTTCTATAAAGGAGGAAAACAGCATGAAACAGATTAAAAGTAGCGACTGGTGGGAGTGCGCCGGAATCCGGGCACTTAAGACCATAGCGCAGACAGCCATCGCATCCATCGGAACAGCAGCGGTTATGGACGCCGTAAACTGGAAGATGGTAGTAAGCGCTTCGCTTTTGGCCGGACTTCTTTCGATGCTTACCAGCCTTGCAGGGCTGCCGGAAGTTTACACAGATTAGGAGGCAGAAATGGGTGTGATTATTGGATCAGCAAGAATTGACGAACGCGGGAAGCTTCTCGGCGGGAAGGCCGGAGATCAGAAGCAGGGATCCGGACAGGACTACAAAGGCGAAGTTTCCATGCAAAATTTCTATATTCATAAGAAGGGATGGACCGTAATAAGACCCAAAGAGGCCGAACACGCCTTAAAGATAGCGGCAAATATGATCACGGCCTGCAATAACCCGCATCTCGGATATGACCAGAACCAGAGGCTGGGCGTGATAGAAAACGGAGTTGCCACAAAAAAATATACAGAATGCGACTGCTCTTCGCTTGTAAGGGCCTGCGTTAAAGAGGCGACAGGAAAGGATCCGGGAAACTTCACAACAGCGAATGCCGTGAGCGTTCTTTCGAAAACCGGGTTATTTGAAAAAGCTACCGTATATAAAAGCGGGATGACATTATACACCGGAGACATCCTCTGTACTCGTACGAAGGGGCATATTGTAGCCGTGACGGCAGGTGCAGCACGAAACATAAAGGACAGCGAAGCATATTACCCGCTTTATTCGGGAAACACCACAAGCATCGTAACGGCGCTTGCGTCTGTAGGGGAGAAAGATACTTCATTTTCGCATAGGAAAGATATCGCCATTCGGAACGGTGTGGCAGATTACAGAGGAACTGCCCTGCAGAACACGCAGCTTTTGAATCTTCTTAAACAGGGACGCCTGAAAAAATAGTGCTGCATAATAGTAATTACTTTTTGTCTACTTTTAGTGTTGCCGGATTTTCGGATCCATGGTATTATGGCCGCAGGGGAGGGGCTCGGGGAACCAAAGAAACACAGATCGACGGTATGCCATCGAGAACCGATCCTGCTACGAAAACTTACACAAAACTTACACAGGTTTGCAAAGGAGCCCATATTATAAGACGCTATGCGGTCTAAGCGTTTAGTTCGAATCTTGTCACTCCGACGGAATAGGGATTACGGTAGAAACGCCGTAATCCCTTATTTTATGCGGGTCCCGGCTACTTTTCGCGGTGCAATTTTCTGCACCAAAAATCCACTATAATACGCCAAAAAACCACCATATTTTACCAAAACTTACACAAAACTTACATGAAATTGACATAAGGAAAGCCCCGAAGTACGGGGCTTTCAGGCAGATCTTAAAAAGAAAACTTACACGGGGCTACAAAATAGCCTTACTAATATATTCGTTCGCCATATTCACAAATTCTTTTTCCTTATCATCGAGGGCATTTCGATACACAGATTTCAGAACCGCATCCGACGACCAGCCGCCACGTTTCATAATATACGCATCAGGCACGCCGATGGCATGCATAATAGACGCAGCGTAGTGCCGGAGATCATGGAACCGGCAGGACAGATGAAGTTTGTCCCGGAGTTTCGAGAATTCATTCGTTATGGTATTCGGGCTTGCCGTACAAATGCGATCTTCCGGATCACCGCTGCCAAGCTGGGCGATCACTTCCGCAGGAAGCGGAATATACCGGTCAGAGCTTGACGTTTTCGGAGTATCCTTGATCACAAACCCGCCGCCCGGTTTCTTGACCATATTCCGGTGGACATGGACCGTATCGTCCTTGATATCCCCATAGGTAAGCGCGCAGACCTCGCCGCGCCTAAGTGTCCCTGTTGCCGCCAGCAGGATCGCGATCTTAAGGTTATGGTTCGCGCAGGCGATCATTTCCCTAATATCGTTGTCCGTTGGGATATGACGCTCTGTCGGCTTTTTCTGAGGCAGGGTAACGGAGAATGCCTTATCAGGGTAGAGTTGCCGAATTGAGGCAGATAGAAGGCCGTAGACATCCCTTGTTGTTTTCGGAGAATGCAGCGCGGCAAAATCATTGACGTACTTTTGCAGCTGCGCCGAGGTGATGGCAGCGGCAGACATGGCATTGATCGCGTTGTAGGCGTTCCGCTGGTTGCCTTCGTAGGTACACAGTGTGGCCGGAGAGAGTACGTTAGACTTGCTTTTGATATAACTATCAATAGCTTCGGCGATCGTATAGTCCCCGGCAGCATGCTTTTTGACTTCCAGCTCGTACCTGGCTGCAAGCCGCTTGACTTCTTCCCGCGTTGGAGCGGTGATAGAAGTAGTTTTCCCGAGGATCTTATCATAAACCCTCGCGTTGTAGTTCCCGGAAGGGAGCTTCTTAATTTTGGGCATAAAAAATACACCTCCTATCTTGTGGATTTTTATAGCAAGGTGTATAATACCACTATCCAAATGGAAAAGGACGGGTATCACCTCCTTGCAGAAACGCTTTCGTTGCCGCGGAAGCGTTTCATTTTTATATTATATCTCATTCATCGAACGGACGAGCGTCAAAATGATCACCGACTTTATCTCGATATACGACTCGACACCATGCTGGCATGTTATGCGAACCCATATAGGTTATATATAGCACAGTAATCTTGTTTTTTACATCTTTTTCACCGCTTTCAAAAGCATCAAGGCACAAGCAAGCATCGTTTACATATATATCTACCGGTCTTGTAATAACTACTTGATAAACCGTTTCATCCAAATCAAGCGCACCGCACAAATCCGCATCGAAGGAAGACAGAAGTAAATCCCGTACAGTATATTCCTCGCCCTGTTTGAGATTATTTCTAAGATCAGTATTGTTTCCGCATCCGGTTAAGACAAAACAAATTAGAAGAACAAAAATAATCTTTTTCATATTACTCTCCTCTACTATTCATTTCTTCTTTGATCAACCTTGCATACCGAAGAAGATGATCCATCTTTTGAGGGCTTAAACTTCTGTATATTTCAATGAGTTCGCGTTCATCCCCCACCCTTATAGAAAAATTCATTTCCGGTTCCCATCCCATCAAATAGG